GTTTGCTCTAAGCGCCCCTCGGCCCAAAAATGGATTCTCTGTCCACAATAATAGCCTGAACAATTTGGTTAGAGGAATTAACGAACGAGTATTTTTCATAGATAACAAGGGAACCTTGCCGCAACGTCCCAAGGTTGGAGCTTTTGCTAGGCTTGACCTCTTTGATCAAGTCTTGAGCAGCACCTACCTTCGGCCGTGGACACTGGAGGAGTTTGTTGAGTCGTATACTGGCAGACAGTATAATCGATACAAACAAGCTGCTGACAGTTTGGCTGCCAAGCCGTTGTCCCGCGATGATGCTTCCGTTGCTACCTTTATTAAATGTGAAAAGATAAATTTCCATGCCAAGGCTGATCCTGCCCCTAGGATAATACAACCACGTGACCCCAGATTCAATGCAGCTATTGGAGTTTATATTAAGCCCCTTGAGAAGCTTATTTACAAGAATCTGGGTAAATTATATAAGTACCCCTGCGTAGCTAAAGGTTTTGACGTGTACCAGACAGGCGACATCATAGCATCTAAATGGTCAATGTTTCAGAACCCTTGTGCTATATCGTTGGATGCCTCCAGGTTCGACCAGCACGTTAGTGCTGATGCCTTGAGGTGGACGCATAATATCTACCTTAAGTATAATGATGATGCTGAGTTTAAACGTATGCTCGGCATGATGATTCATAACAAAGGCAGAGGGCTCTGCGCAGATGGTCGGGTTAATTATAAGGTCACTGGCTGTAGGATGTCCGGAGACATGGATACAGCCCTTGGTAATTGTTTACTGATGGTTGCAATGACATATTCATATTGTCGCGAATTTGGAATAAAGCATGAGGTCATGGACAACGGTGATGATATTGTTGTTATCATGGAGTCCTCTGACGAGAAGATATTTCGTGACAATGTTCGCTCCTACTACGCTGATTTAGGCTTCACAATGAAAATTGAGCCGACAGTGCATGTGCTGGAGGAGATTGAATTTTGCCAGATGCACCCAGTATTTGATGGAAAACAGTGGAGAATGGTGCGTAATCTTATCAGTCTTGCCAAAGACTTGGTATGCACCACAGGCCAAACGCAGGTTGATGCTTGGTTAGAAGCCATTGGACTTGGGGGAGTCAGCCTAACAAGCGGGTTGCCGGTTTATCAAGCTTTCTACGTTATGCTCGCCAAATTTGGCAAGAAGCGTAAGAAGAGCAAAATTGAAAAATGGCACCTGTATGCTGGGTCTGGGTTCGCCAGGCTTGCGGGTTTAATGACCAGGCGTGATCCTGCCGAAATTACCACTGAAGCTAGGGAAAGCTTTGCAAAAGCATTCGGGCTCAACTTTAGCAGGCAAGAGGCATTGGAAAATATGTATTCCCAGCTCACTAAGGGCCCGCTGGGTATTAACCATACTTCTTTCGACTGTTTAAGCAACACAGAACTCAATTGCGAATTCCTATTCTAACCAAATGGCAGGCAATTCTAAGAATAAAACTACTAAAAATGGCAAGCTCAATGCAAGTCGTAATATGTCAAGATATAAAACCAACCCAATCTACAGGAATCCTGTAGTTCGCCCCAGGATAAATTTCAGCTTTGATGGTCAGATCCTCAATGGTACTGGATTCTCAGCTCCTATGGTCACACTCGCAAATATTGCATCGGCAGTTTACTACGTGAATTGCAGTAACAACATATCTGTGTTTCCAACTGCAAATAAGTATATCCAGTCCGTGGCGTTGGACTATAATACCATTACCAAGGTGTACAATGAATACAAATATCATACGCTGCAGTGTCATTGGCTTCCGTTTGTCTCACCTGGAGTGACAGATGGCGGTTCACAAGTGTATGTTGCGTATGTCGACAATGCCGAAGAAATTGCGGC